GCGGTCAATTCCCGGCCCTTCCAGGGGCGTTTCTTGCGCGAATGGATGGCAGGCATCGGCGAAGATCAAGGCCGGCGCGTTCGGGACGCGGTGCGCATGGGATTTGTGGAGGGTGAAAGCCTTTCCCAGATTGTGGCGCGGGTTCGCGGGACGCTGGCGGCGGGCTTCAAAGATGGCATTCTGGAGATCGGGCGACGGTCCACCGAGCGCATCGTACGAACGGCTGTCACGCATACGGCAGCGCGGGCGCGTGAGGCGGCTTTTGCCTCGTCCGGCGATCTGGTCCGGGGCGTGCAGTGGACATCGGTGCTCGACGGCCGCACCTCGCTTGTGTGCGCTGGACGCGATGGCAAAGAGTACCCAATGAACGAGGGGCCACGGCCTCCCGCTCATCCCAATTGCCGCTCGCAGATTACGGCGGTTCTGGACGGCTTTCCGGCCCCGGAGCGCACCACCTATGAGGAATGGCTGAAACGCCAGCCAAAGGACTTCCAGGACGAAGTGCTCGGGCCGACCCGGGCCAAGGCGTGGCGCTCAGGCGAGATCCCGCTGGGCCGCTTTGTGGATCGCAAAGGCCGTGCGTGGTCGCTTGATGAATTGCGCCGCCGCGAGGGGCTTGATATTTAGGGGCATGGCTGATTTGCCGCCCCGCCTTCGCGTCGTGAAGAATGAAAAGCCGGCGACCCCTACGGGTCACGGGCTGCTGACCTGCAATGTGTGCCGGGTAGATACCGGCGTTGCGGGTACCAGCTTTATCGAAATCAAGCGCATGCCGCTGCTCAAGGGCTCCCGCGTTGTGGGTGGCCAGAAGGGCCTTGCATGCCTCGATTGCCTCTCACGGGGCAAGGTGACGCTCTTGTGAGCGCGCCGACCTAGCGCCGGGCGATGCCGGGCAGAGTGAAGCGAGCGGCTTAGGGCCGCTTTTTTTATGGCGAGGCCATCCCAAAATGACCGATCAAACGAACGACGCCGGCACCGGCGGCGATGACGATGCTGTGGCCAAAGCTACGGCAGGCTTGAAAGCCAAGAATGACGAGCTGCTGGGCAAGCTCAAGGCGCAGAAGGACGAGCTTTCCACGCTGAAATCCCAGTTCGACGAGATCCAGGCCGCGCGGGAATCCGCCGAGGCTGAGAAGGCCGAGAAAGAGGGCGACATCGCCAAGCTGCGCGAGCAGATGGAAGCGCGCCACAAGAAGGAATTGGAGAAGCTGTCCGCTTCTCTGGAGGCCGAGAAGGGTGTGAACCACAAGCTCCTGGTCGAAAACGGTTTGAGCGCCGCGCTCACGAAAGCGGGCGTGAAGCCGGAGTACATGGATGCAGCCAAGGCTCTGCTGCAGACGCAATCGAAAATCGAGCTTTCCGACTTCGACGGCCAGCGCGCCGCCGTGGTCGATGGAAAACCCCTGGCCGAGTTCGTCACCGGATGGGCGCAGGGCGACACGGGCAAGCACTTTGTTGCGGCCCCTGCCAATTCCGGTGGCAACGCCCAAGGGGCGCTTGGGGCTGATGGCTCCGGCAAGACGATCACCCGCACCGCGTTCGATGGCCTCGGCCATGCCGAGCGCGCCGCCAAGGTGAAGGACGGCTTCAAAGTCGTCGACGAAGCCTGACCCGGCAAGGCCGGTCGCCAGCTTCTCATCCTCCTACGCCATCAGCTTGAAAGGCAAATATCATGGCAAACGTTCTCACTGATCTGGCGGCCGACATCTACAAGGCCGCCGATGTCGTCGGCCGCGAATTGGTCGGCTTCATTCCCGCCGCAACCATCAACGCGGACGGCTCCGAGCAGGCCGCGCTGAATGATACGGTTCGCTCGCACGCCACCCGCGCCGCGACGATCAACAATGTCGCCCCGTCGATGACCATCCCGGAAGGCGACGATCAGACGGTCGATAACAAGACCCTGACCCTCGACACGGCCAAGGCCGCCGAGATTCCGTGGACCGGCGAAGACATCCGCCACGTCAACAACGGCTCGGGATATGAGACCATCTACGGCGACCAGATCGCCCAGGCGATGCGCGCTCTGTCCAACCTGATCGAGGCTGACCTCGCCACCGAAGCCTATCAGAACGCCTCGCGCGCTGTCGGCACCGCTGGGACCACGCCGTTTGCGTCCAACTTCAACACGGTCGCCGAAGTTCGCCAGATCCTGGCCGACAACGGTTGCCCGATGAATGACCGGCAGATCTCGCTGGTCATGGACACGTCCGCTTCGACCAAGCTGCGCAATCTCGCTCAGCTCCAGAAGGCGAACGAGGCCGGTTCGGACAACCTGCTGCGCCAGGGCGTTCTGCTCGACCTGCAGGGTCTGGCCATGCGTGAATCCGCGCAGGTCCAGTCGCACGCGATCGGCACCGGCTCCTCGTACTTGATCGACCTCGTGGCTGGCTATGCGGCCGGCGACAAGACGATCCACGTCGACACCGGCACCGGCACGTTCGTTGCGGGTGACATCATCACGGTTGCCGACGATCCGTTCGGCGGCAAGTACGTGATCGGCACCGGCTTTGCGGGTGACGGCGACGGCGACGTGGTTCTGAATGCGGCCCTGATCAAGGATGCGGCGTTCGTGAACAACAAGGCCGTGACCATTGGCGCTGCTTACACCGGCAACGTTGCTTTCCACCGCTCGGCGCTTGAGCTCGCTATGCGCGCTCCGGCTAACCCGGTCGGCGGTGACGCGGCTGTCGACATGATGGTGGTTCAGGATCCGCACTCCGGCCTGGTCTTCGAGGTGTCCGTCTACAAGGGATACAAGAAGTCGATGATCTCGGTCGGCGCCGTGTGGGGCACCAAAGCCTGGAAGCCGGAGCACATCGGCCTCCTGCTCGGCTAACCCACGTTTGAACGCGGGGGCGGGTTTCGGCTCGCCCCCGTTTCTATGAGGTCTCCCCCATGTCCCTGATTACCGAAGACGGCACCGGCCTTGCGTCGGCTGAATCTTATCTGTCCGTCGCGGACGCGGACACCTATTGGGCAAACCGGGCCGACACGACTTGGGATGCGGCGACTGACCCGGCCAAGGAAGCGGCTTTGCGCAAAGCAACCGAATACCTCGACGCGACCTTTCGCTGGGTCGGGGTGATCTCCTCCACCTCGCAGGCGCTGGGCTGGCCTCGGTCTGGTGCCTATGACCACGAAGACCGGCAGCTTGATAACCGGGTTCCCAGCCTGCTGGCCAATGCGACCGCAGAGCTTGCCCGTGAAGCGCTTTCCGCCGAGCTGCTTGTGACTGTCTCACGCAATGACCGCGCCAGCCAGGTTAAGGCCGGATCTGTCGAAGTCGAGTTCGAGCCGGGCGTTTCGGTGCAGAAGGCATTCGACCGGGCCGAGCGCATGCTTACCCCGATTGTGACGGGCCGCGTGGGCTCCTCGACGATTGCGCTGGTGAAGTCCTGATGGCGCTGCTCGATGAAATCGCCGGGATTGTCTACAGCGCCGCCAATGGCGTCGGCGGCACAACTTGGGACATCACCCTCAAGAAGCGCGGGACGGCCACTGTAGACGCCTATGGCGGCTATACGCAGGCCACCACGGACACGACCGGCCGCGGCTTCATTGAAGACTACACGGCAACCGCCCGGCAGATGGGCGGCATCCCGATCACTGACCGGAAGATCACGCTTTTCGCCGCGTCCATGTCGGCTGACCCGGAGGTTGGCGACACCGTGACCGCGGAAGGCACCGATTACGAAATCATCACGGTGCAGCGCGACCCCGCCGCTGCGACTTGGGTCTGTCAGGCCCGCTAATTCAAGGACTACCGCTCATGGCTATCACGTCCAGCTTTGCGAATCTGGCGACCGTCACCCGCGCGTCGAAGAAGACCGACGCGGGCGGCTGGGATTTTACCAACGGTGGCACGGTTGGAACGCTGACCGAATATGCGTCCGGCGTTGCTGCAAACCACGCGACGGCTGGGCTTCGGGTGGAAACCAGCAGCTCAAATGAAATAACAAACCCGCGCTTCGAGGGGTGGACAGTCGGGGCTGATGCGGGTTCTCGCGAGCCGAGTGGTTTTCTCTGCCGGGCTGACTCAACTGCGGGGATTTCACCAGGCACCAACGTTAATGCAATAGGCTCAGAGAACGGCTGGAACTACATCGAAATTGAATTCGACAACTCCAGCGGCGCAAGTGCGAGCTGGTACATGCGGTTCGAGCCGTCGAATACTATCGCCGCGGCAGTTGATGAAGACTGGACGTTTAGTTGCGGCTTTGAGCTT